GCATCACATTCACTCAAGCCAGCTAATCTTCGGGGGCAACCCCACAACTGGAGATTGACTATGATGCAAACAGACGTACTAGCGGTTCATAGAGAGACCACGGGCACAATGGTGTCGGGACGCAATAGGGTTAAAGGTCTTATTGTTACTCCCGGCGGCACTGCTGGAGACATTATTCTGAGGGATGGTGGCTCCGGTGGCACTACTCGTCTTCAGTTTAATCTGTCTACCAATCAGTCTGCGTTCTCTTTCACCGTGCCGGGTGAGGGTGTTTTGTTTTTAACTGACATACATGTAACGCTTCCAACATCGTCCAAATTAACGGTGTTCTATGGCTAGTCCCGCATGGACGCGCAAGGAAGGCAAGTCCGAGAAGGGCGGCTTGAACGCCAAGGGTCGAGCCTCTTACAACGCAGCCAACCCCGGCAAGCCGGGGCTGAAAGCTCCACAACCCGAGGGCGGCTCCCGGCGCGACTCTTTTTGCGCAAGGATGAGTGGCATGAAAAAGAAATTGACCAGCGAGAAGACGGCCAACGACCCAAACTCGCGTATCAATAAAAGCCTCCGGGCGTGGAATTGCTAAATGCCAAGCTCCAGCAAAAAGCAGCACAACTTCATGGCGGCAATAGCCCACAATCCGGGTTTTGCCAAGAAGGTAGGTATCCCACAGTCCGTGGGCAAGGATTTCTCTAACGCCGACAAAGGCAAATCTTTCTCAAAAGGTGGTGATATGGCTACGAAAATGAACCCCGGTTTCATGGCAATGATTGCCAAGAAAAAGGGCGCTCCCGCTAAGAAAATGGCCGGTGGCGGCATGACAGCAATGGGCAAAGTTAAGACAAACCCCGGAAACATCAATGGTGTTGCTATCAAAGGCAAAACCAAAGGTAAGCAGATCAAGATGAACAAGGGCGGCATGCCCTGCTAGGAGAACGTCATGGCAACACAAACGGCAGGCGCGGGGCGCGGTAAGCAGGGTGGCCCAACGGCCAAACAACTTGCTGACTACGAGGACAAACAAAACTCTGGTATTTACACTGTTTCTGGTAAAGGGCCGCAGCCCCCAATGGATCCAGAAGTTGCCAAGAAACGTGGCGGCATGATCACTAAATACCCTCACGGCAGCGGTGCTGAACAGCGCGGCAAAACCAAAGGCAGGTTTGTATGAAAAAAGTACGCAGATTTAATGGCGAAGACGATTCATACGTAGAAGGCACAGCATCGTCTCTAGCTGACGATGCTAATGACCAATTTCGCCAAGATCAGACGGAACGTATGGCGCGAATAGCAAGGGGGGAAAGTGGAAACGCACCAGCAGCCCTCACATCGCGTTCTATGCCCCGGGCAGCAGAAGCCCCGGCAGCCCCGGCAGCGGCGGCAGAAGCGCCAGCAGCTAAATCCGAAGGGTTTGGGTCTGCCTTTTCCAAAGCCCGTGCTAAAGCGTTAGAGGGTGGCCCCTCAACTTTTGTGTGGGCTGGAGACGGCAAAAGGTATGGTACTGATTTAAAAAAACCAGCGGCATCTACTTCCCCATCTAGCCCCCCCGCTGCTGCACCAAAAGCGGATACGCCAAAAGCGGATACGCCGGTAGAGCGGGGGCTTCCCGCTAAGTCGTCTAAAGAGCAATCTTTGGCTGTTGCTCAAATCCCGCTTGATGACAAGCGCACGCCGGTTAAGGGAGAATCTGCCAGCGGGTCTGAATTAGGGCGCAATGTTAGCAATACGCTAAGTGCTTTGCCAATATCTCGGGGTATACAAGCGGCGCAATCAGGGGCTAAACTGGCTGGTCGGAAGGCTGTTGAAGAATTTGTTAAAAAAGACCCAAATTGGCGTAACAAAGAACTAGAAATTCTTAAAGATATACCAAAGTTACTTGGGGGGCCGAAAAAACAATTGGCTCTACCAGCACCACCGTCAAAACTAGCTCTCCCCGCGCCACCAAAAAGGCTTCCCTACGATAGACCCGCTGCAAGCGCCGCAGAATCCACCAAAGCAAAACTTGCGGGTGAACTTCGGCGCGGTGCACAGCCGACAAAGTTTACAAGTCCTAGCAAGTCCACAGCCTCTAAGAAAACACGCAAGTTCAACGAGGATGAAGGGGGGGTGGAGTTTCGTAGGGGTGGTTCTGTATCTTCAGCTTCTAAACGGGCTGATGGTTGTGCCATACGGGGAAAAACTAGAGCATGAGAGCCTCCCGTGGCATGGGGGCCATCAATCCTAGCAAGATGCCCGGGGGGAAGAAGAAAGCCCGCCGGGATAGTACTGACTTCACGCAGTTTGCTGAAGGTGGAGAGGTGAAGTCAAAGGTCAACGAAGCTGGCAACTACACCAAACCCAGCCTTCGCAAACGTATTTTCAACAGCGTCAAGGCTGCGGCAATCGTAGGCACGGGCGCTGGGGAATGGTCAGCCCGTAAAAGTCAAGTACTAGCCAAACGATATAAGGCATCGGGCGGGGGCTACCGAGATTGAAAGCGCCACAACAGTCATTGAAGGACTGGGGTGACCAAAAATGGAGAACCAAAAGTGGAAAACCGTCTTCTAAAACAGGTGAAAGATACCTACCGGAAGCTGCGATTAAAAGTCTCAGCCCTGCTGAGTACGCCGCAACAACCAAAGCCAAAAGAGCCGGTAAAGCCAGTGGAAAACAGTTTGTGAAACAGCCTAAAGCAATTGCCAAGAAAACAGCAGGGTTCAGATAATGACAACTTCAGGCGTCTCTAACTTCGACATGGACTTGAGTGAAGTCATAGAAGACGCATTTGAACGTGCGGGTTCTGAGCTTCGCTCTGGCTATGACATGCGTACCGCACGGCGCTCCCTCAACATTATGTTTGCGGATTGGGCAAACCGGGGCATCAACATGTGGACGATTGAGCAGGGATCATTCACCCTGACTCAAGGGTTGAATACGTATGCACTTCCGGTGGATACCGTGGACTTGCTTGAGCATGTCATTCGTACCAGCGCCAACTCGACATCCAACCAAGCAGACCTGACCATCACCCGCATCAGCGTCAGCACCTATGCTACGTTGCCCAACAAGTTAACCCAAGCCAGACCCATTCAGGTCATGGTGCAGCGTAACTCGGGGCAGACATCAGCCACAACCCTGACCCTCAACGGAGCGGTAACTGCTACAGCAACCACCATCACCCTGAGTTCAGTCATAGGACTTGCCGCTGCCGGGTACATCAAGGTGGACAGCGAGATAATCTACTACGGCTACATCGTGGGCAACGTCCTGACAGCTTGCTCCAGAGGACAGGCTAACACCACCGCAGCAACGCATACAAGCACCACAGCGGTGTATGTATCAAACCCCCCGGCAATCACCGTCTGGCCCACGCCTGATGGTTCCCAGACCTACACCTTCGTGTACTGGCGGCTGCGTAGAACCCAGAACGCTGGGGATGGCTCCGACACGATGGATGTGCCGTTCAGGTTTATACCTTGCGTAGCGGCGGGGCTGGCCTACTACTTGGCGCTCAAGTTGCCCAACGGCATGGAGCGTTTACAGGTATTGAAGATGCAATACGATGAGGCGTGGCAGTTGGCTCAAGATGAAGACCGAGAGAAAGCAGCGGTGCGATTCGTGCCCCGGCAGATGTTCTTGAGCTAATCATGGGCAATAGGTTTGCATCAGGTAAGAATGCGATAGCGGAGTGTGACCGCTGTGGGTTTCGCTACAAGCTGAAGGAACTGAAGAAGGAAGTTGTTAAGACCAAAACCTACAACTTGCTGGTGTGCCCAACCTGCTGGACACCGGATCAACCTCAGTTGCAATTGGGGATGTACCCGGTAGATGACCCACAAGGCTTGCGTGATCCGCGCAGAGATTTGAGTTATGTGGCTTCGGGCCTGTTGGCAGATGGATATCCGGGCGAAGGTAGCAGAGTGTTTCAGTGGAACTGGAACCCGGTAGGCGGGTCTAGAGCAAACGATGATGGACTGACACCCAACTATTTGGTGGCAAAATTAGAACTTGGTTCAGTTACAGTAACTTAGGAGTTGATATGGACAAGGCAGACATGAAGCAGGACAAGAAGATGATGGCTGGAGCCGTGCATAAGCACGAGAAAAGGCTACATCCCGGCAAACCCATGACCAAGTTTGCCAAAGGTGGCAAGACAAACGCCCAGATGAAAGCTCTGGGTCGTGGTTTGGCTAAAGTTGCTAACCAGAAACGGGGTTAATCATGGCCACTTTTAGCAAAAAAGTTATGGGCAAAGAAGTTGGCAGTGCCAAAGTTTATGCTCCACCCCACACGATGGACGGCAAAGCGGGTGTGGACATCAAGAACAGTGGCTACCAAGGTGGTAACCGCATGAAAGCCAATGACGTGAATATGTCTGTTGGGAGCATCAGCCGCAATGACTACCCTGCGCCTAAGACAACAGGTATCAAAACCCGTGGTAACGGCGCGGCTACTAAAGGCGTGATGGCCCGAGGCCCAATGGCATGAACCTTCGACATGGTTCCGTCTATGTTGTAACAAGTAAGCAT